TTAATCCTGACATCTATTGTGGACTCCTTTGTGGATTAAACCGTGGTGTTTAGAACATACCGGAATAACGTCAAGCCAATTCTCTTTAGCGTAACCCTTGTGATGATGCCAAACATAAGCCATATTGTCACAATATAAACAAACACGGTCTCTTGCCTTTGGTAATTTACCCTGCTTAATAGCCACATAAACCGCATATCTTGCCTTACGTAATGCCGGGTTTTGTATGTGACGGCGCAAATGCCTTTCTTTTTGGTGAAGAACACCCTCTATTCCAGCATAACGAGGACTATGATTAATCAATGCTACATTGTTCCTCTTACAAAAAGAACTTAATGTGGTACTGCAAACCCCGTAGCGAGCAGCTATCGAACCTATCGTTAAGCCATCTGTATTCAACTTTGTTATTTCAGCTAACATCTCTGGATATAAAACTTTCTTTGCCATAACTATATGTTATACGTCTGTATGACGACACGTCAAGTAGAAAACCTTTAAAACCCAAAAATGAAAATGTAGAACCCCCTATCGTACATCGAGGCCGGGCGGGGGGCGCGGGGGCGGGGGTCTCTGTTTTTAAAAATAGGCTGTTCATATTAGGCTACCTTGACCCTTCCTTCTTTGTCTCTATCTCGGCTTGCTGTGTTCTCGGTTAGCCAGTACGGCCAGTAATAGCCTTGCTTCTCAAGCTGTTCAGGTGTTAGGTCTAAACCAAGATAGTTCTGAAGTTTTGGGCCTTTGAGCATTTGATAGACTAAGTGTAGTTTACTCATATTCTCTTGCTGTATCGTCCCGCCGCCTTTGGCAAGCCGGACGTGTTCAAGTTGTGATGTCCTGCGGTATTCATAGTCAGTAGGATTATCATTCCCTGCTGCGTCCTTGTTACGATTTGATGTTACGATATGGGGCGTTACGTTATCAATTGTTACGTTATCGTCAATTGTAGCCGATTCTGGTGCGTTTTCTAATCCTTGTTTTTGGGCTAAAATCGCACTATCCTTGCTTTTGCGGTAAAAAGCCTGTTTGCAAGTCTGACTACAATACTTCTTAGCACGTTTACCGTCAACCTGTTCAATCACTTTGTCGCATATTGGACAATTCATTATAACCCCTTCCTATGATAGTGTTATGTTAGTCTGAGGCCGCTTCTGCTCATTGTCACGCTCGAATATGCCCGTATGCTTGCCGAGATTCTCTAAAGCGCGGTTTTCATTCACTAAATCGCCTTTTTGGTTTGCTCTGTCGGCTAAATCAATAAACCTTTTAACGACTATTTCAGCCGATATTTCATTCTTTTCATTGATTTTAGCCTGTAATTCAGCGATTCTGGCGATTATGTTGGGTTTTGTTAATAAATACGATGCTTGAAATCTTGCTGTTTTTGGGCTATATTTGGCTCTTATAGCTGCCTTATCGCCGTTTTTGTCAATTATATACTGATGACAGAAGTCGTCTTGTTTATCTGTGAGTCCTGTTTTTGGGTTTTTAGCCATAATAATCACGTCTTTAAAGTTAAATGCCGTTCAATAAATAGTTTATCGCTTTGGGTGTCTTTAAATCTTGCCGGTTCGGGCTTCATAGTCTCATAAATAGGTTTACATTGCTCAAGCTTAGACTTGCATAGTTTAATTGTTGCATCGTCAATAATCGCTCGGTCGAAGCCGAAGATATAATCCATATTCGCTTTAAATATATCATTTTCGAGCTTTTTTATTACTTCCGGGCTGTTTAAGTGTTTTTCGCAATCTTTTAACCAAGTCTTAACTTTTGGATTTTTAGCAAGGGTTTTGTTTTTAATCGACAATCTGATTTTTAGTGGTTTTTCGGCTTTTGATAATTCTTTTTTTATGTTTTGACGAAGTTTTTTAAAGGCCGTCAAATCCGCCTTATCCGCCTTGTTCTCTTGTTTTTGCTTAACCATAGCCGACATCCTTGCGCCTATTTATACGCCAAAAATCAAGCTTTGTTCTATTACTGCATAACAATCTTATACTGTCTTTTATTAAATTGCAAGTTTTTTTTATTTTTTTGTTGCAAATTTTAATATTCGTGCTATCATTTAATACATGCGAAACAAAACCGGTAAGAATATTAACTGTGAAACTTGTGGCAACATCTTTTATCGTTGCGCCAGCCGTATTGACCCAATTAAAAAGCACTATTGTAGTTTAAAGTGTAGTAGCATTGCTCGCCGAAAAAAAAGGGGGAAATCTAAATTTCTCTACCCTAACCATTACTTAATGAAGGTGAATCGGCGTATTTTGTTTGAATATGCTGACAACAAATGCGAATTGTGTGGCCAACCGGCCCGCGTTATACACCACAAAGACGGCTCAAAAGACAATCACCTATCTGATAATCTACAAGTTTTATGCTTTAAATGCCACGGCCAAAAACATAAAGGCCGAAAAAATACAAGCAAATACACAAAAATATTGGGAAAAACAATTAAGCAAATAGCCCAAGAAAACAACATTCCCTATGATAAAGCATATTCATACTTCAAACAACGTTAGTCCATTTTTAGCTAAACAATAAAGTTTTTTGGTTTTTTCATTTTATTTTTAACACTATTCTGTCGATTTTACAATATTTTAAAATAATTCAGATTTTTCTATTGACATACAGCATAATTGACGATATACTTATTATAGTAGTAAACTGAAAATTTAATAACACTTTTTGAAGGGGTAAAAAAATGAAAACTTTTCCAAAAAAAATCAGAAGCCACGTTTTTTATAAATCTAATGCCAGATTGTTTTTTTTCGATGGTAGTTTCGCGCATATAGACTATGACACGTATGCAAGCTTGACGCAAGATGAAGCTGCTAAAGCTATTCAAGATGACTATTGCGTATCTGCTGCGGCTGCCTGTGATATTGTAAAGCAAATTAAAAATCAATTTAACGTTTCACCTTTTTCAGAAGCTTAAACCTCCTCCGCCCGCCGCGCTGTTGTCGAGCGTAGCTTCAAAGCAAACGGCGGGAATGTTGAAACATTATTAAACTTTTTGAAGGGAATGGATTATGAAACTTTACAGACTAAGCGATGAATGTTATGCGGATGATATAATAAAACGGCACGGCTTCAAGCTTATAACGCCAGATGAAAGCTTAAGCACAGCTAAAATCTGGGAAAAAGACGGCAAGAAATATAAATTTACAGGCTGGGAGAATACCCCCAAAACCGCTTTAATGGGCAAAAATCCGAAATATATTAATATAGAGCCAGTTTAGCCCTTCAACGCCTTGGCCGTTAGGCGATAAATGAACGGCCAGTAATTATAAGATTATGAGGTGAAAATATGAATAAGTATGGAATAAAAGAATTGGAAGTCGGATTTCATCACTACCTATATTTTATAACCGAAAATGGAAGGCGAATAGGAACAAAGCGAATTGCCAAACTATATAAACATTTAGACCATTACCCTTTTAGCGATTCAGGCTGGGCTTATTATCACTTGGGAGAATTGAAGAGAAAACAATTACAACTTTATGAGGCTAAATTATGAAAACTAAAAAGCACGGTTTTTATTTGTGGGTATGGCAGGAAGAGAACGAAAAAATCCTGAATTATGGCTGCAATGGCAAGTATAAAAGTTTTGCTGCTGCGGATAGAGCGTTCGCAGTCATTCGCGCAGCTCATCAAGAGAAACTAATACGCGGTGAAATACGCTGTGAAATTAGCTGATTATAAACCTTTTAAAATTAAGGAGATAGGCAAATGGATATGAGCATAAAAGAATTTTGCCAAAAGGCCATTGAGAACGGTTATCGCAAAACAAACACTTGCACAGGATGGGATTGGATTAAAAATAACTTAGCCGAACTGGATTATATATTTCAAACAGAAGAGTATAAATCTTGTGATGGTATGAGATATAAATGTATGCCCTTGCTTTTGATTGAAGAATTAACAAACGAGGAAGAAGATGCCTTATCAACAGCTTGGTACTTGCAAAACGACCGACAGCGAGAGTTTAATCGGCAAACAACACGCCAACGATTTTTAGGGGAAGGATGGCAGCTTTTAACAAGCGAAATAATCCTGAACGCCATATCTTCTGGCAAAAAACTATGCTTGAAGGCCGCCGCTTGTTCTGACTGGCTAACTGTTTCCGTTGACGGTATTTTTAGGCCGCATAACAATAACGGCAGATTGTTTCTAATAGCCCCAAAATGCCGCCGCAAGGGATATAGCTTTGAAACTCTAATTGAGTATGGCAAAAGAGATGCCTTTTGTAAAATTGTTTAACATAGCCCCACAGGGCAGAAAGGATTGAAATGGACGCTGAAAAAGAAATGCTTAAACAAGGATTTTATCTTGTAAAAGATGGCAGAAGAAGCGAAGTCATAAAAAAACATACTTGGGGATGGGGATGTATATGGATTAGCAAAAACCACAAGCACCCTGCCGCCCTTGGCTGCAATATAGACCATATCACACTCAAGGCTATGCGTAAAATCTGCAAAGTAAAATATTTAGGCACAGCATTGCCAAAGCGTTATTTGAAAACCGCGATTGTTGACAAAAATGGTATGCCGGTTTAGGCAGAAAGAGAGGATTTTATGAAACAAATTATATGTTTCTTTTTCGGGCATAGATGGGAAGTTTTTGGTGTGCGAAAAGATATTAAATTAGCTTATCTTTTTGTTTATATTTGCTCTCGCTGCGGAAAGATAAAAAGACCTAAAACATTATAACATTTTGGCTTTGAAAGTCAACGTAAAAACTTATGAAATAAGCAGTTAAGAGTAACATTTTTTGTAACATTAGGAGTAAAACAATGACCGAAAAAGAATACTACACACTGGCCGACATTGCGGATATGCTCACGGTAAGCAAGCAAACAATCTTAATCTGGCGGAAAAAGGGATTGTTCCCGAACCCGATTATCGGGGAGACTGAGCCTCGATGGTCGAAAAAGCAAATAGAGGATTGGGAGAAAGAGAGAGAGGAGAAGGCTAACTCTTAGACCTTAACTCCCTATAACACTCTTTACAGGGGTAGCGGTTTACAGCTTCTACCCCTCTTTGAATCAAGTATCTCTTTGACGTTTTTGACTCGCTGCTCACACAAGGCTAAATAACACTCACGACAAGGGCTAAAGCCCTCTGGGACAGTATTAAAAGCCGGTTTACCGCAGGAACACCGGAATGAGTAGTCGGCAAGGGAGACGAGCTTATATTTGGGCTTTTGTGAAATTGAAAATGTCTTTGAGAGTTTCATAGTATTTGCAGGGGGTATTGTCCTCGCAAGAGCCAGTTTTGTGATGCACGCAATCTTTACAGGATTTTGCAATTTTTATTTCATCTTTTATGCTTTCAAGGTGTTTTTCTTCGTCTGTTAATTCAGGAAAAAAAGACGGGTCAAGATTTAACATAGCCCTAAATCTATTAGAACTGGCAATATGCTTATCCTTCAAAGCTAAAAATCGGTCAATTTTTTCTTGAGGATAATCACGGTTTAAGATTATATGCTTCCAACCCTTCTTTAGCGGCCATTTAATACCAAAAAGCTGTAATTGTTTCCTACTCCAACCTTTTCTTATACTTGCGCCTTCTTTAAGTATTTTTTCTGTTAATATCATAACCAAATCCTTAATACTTAACTAATGATAATATAATGACTTAGGTAAATTGTTTGAGCTTCTGAAAGGGCTTAGGATACGTTATGGGCAAAGTCTGTCCAATGTAAATCAGACAGACCTTGTTTCTGACGAGGGATGAGGTATCAGAGCTTTAAGCTGTATATGGCTTCCAACCTTTTCTGGGCTACAAACTCAGGGATTCAAGCCATACTCATTACCCGCAAAATGCGGCCTACTGTCGGACACCCAAGAAATCCATCAAGGGCAAGTTACAATAGGACTTATGTAGCTGGCGTTCTACGAAGCCGCGCCTATGCCTGCCTGACCGCAATCAGGGCTTATACTTAGATTTTCAGGATAGAAGCAATTAGTGTTATAAATACCTAAATATTTTTTAACTGCACCTTTTAAGATAGTAAACCGATGATGCTGATTATCACTTTTATACTTAATTAAACCTTTTTTCATTAAATCGTGGGCTAAAAAATGACACCTTTTACAAAGAAGCCTTAAATCCCCCTGCTGAATATCGTACAAGTTACGATAAATCAAGTGATGGGTATGTAAATCTTTGGTTGAACCACAAATAGCACATCTTTTTTTGGTATTGTTTTTACGAGACAGCTTTGTTTGTCTTTTTTGTTGCCAGTCAGGTGATTTTAGGTAATCTTGATAATCCATTATTATTATTTTAACCCAATAAAAAAACCCCGCTTCTTTGTAAGAAACGAGGTCTTATAGTTTGGGCTTGTGTGTGAACGCGACTTTCGAGGCCACAAGCCGCTGTAATGATAACAAATTGTACTGGTTGCACGTTCACTGATACCCTATATACGCATTAATTCAATGCCTGTCAAGAAAAATCTTCGGGAAAATAAAAAAAATTTTAGGGGTCAAACGCCGGATGTCTTCTATCTATACATTTTTGGCACATATCAGGATGGGGTGAACCAGCTACTACCATAGCCCCGCAGTCAGGGCAGTGCTTGGAGTGCCGTCCTTTATTTGGGTCTCTGCTGATTATTAAATGAACACCTCTGACAAAATCGTCCGCAGTTTTAATATCCGTTGTAACATTAACAAGCTCTTGGTCGTATTCTCTGGAGTGTACTAATTCATAGCCATTAGCCATTTTTCCGCTCTCCGTTGCATCTCATCGCAATAATCCATTTGCTCCTTAGTATCATCGTCCGCACGTGTTACCAAAGCTATGTTATATGGGATTGTCTCTTTTAATTCGATTAAATCCCAAAGTAACCCTAAGTAATTATGAGATTTGTTGCTGCATTCATTAGCATCACACGGCTTTAATTTCTCAATAACATGGTCCACCAAAGCAATCTCATACCCCGTGAATGCGGACAAGTTAGACTTGCGTTTTGCAGTCGGTACTTGTTGTATTTCACCCCAGTAGTCTCGCGGCAATATATCAAATATGCCTTCCTTTATCATTTCTTGCCGTAAAGGAATAAAACATCTTGGGGCTGGGCCGTTAGCCAATTTCCAGTATTCTTGGCCAGTAATAGACTCCCCTTTATTCCGATAGTGTAGAAAGTCAGCAAAAAACAAAACTTTATTTAGTTTTGTAGAGCCAAATTTCGGGTCGTCAGACAATTGCTCTGATATATATAAGATTAACTCTCTCATCTTTGCTTGAGGATTTTTAACTTTTAATCCAGACATAAAAACCTCCTTTCTGCAATCCGATTATACTGTTTTATCGGCCAATACAAAAGAAATATGTGAGGATTTTTAGACTCGAATAGTCAGCTATTATTTTGCCAACGTGCTTGTGCAGCTTGTTGGGCTATTTCTTTGCGTCTTTCGGCAGATAGTTTTTTAGCCCTTGCTTTACCGCCCTTTAAACCCCCAGCCCTGCCCAAAAATACAGCAGCAAGGTTATAGCCTTATCAGAAGGATACAACAACAAAGGCGATTGCGAAGCTAACGCTCGGCGAAATAGGCAAAATTTACGCTAATTCGCCAATTACCACAGCGCCTTGGATTGCAGCCTGCTTTTTAGCATCCGCCCAATTCAGGGCGCTTATTTTTGGCCCTTCATAAGCCATTTTTCTTTTTTTAATTTCTGTAATATAAATTCTTTTCATAGACTCACCTAACTTGTAAAAGAACAAAAAAAACGCTATATTAATACACACTCATTTTTAAGGACGAAATTATGCTTGGTATCCTTAATATAATCTGGATGTGGCTCAAACAACTTATAATGCTCCCTGTTAATCTGGCCAAAGTAGCCAGCATAGATAAACACCTCGAACTTCAAAAGGAGCTTTCTGAAACACAACAAAGGCTGGAAAATACAGAGAAGCAACTTGCCAAAGACGCTGCGATAAAATCGGGACGGATGTTCTTTTGTAATAATGTTATGTGGGCTAAGGATGAAAATGACAAAATCGAGACATCGCCTTATTGCCCGCGTTGCTTTGAGTTGGATGGCGAGACTGTACATCTCATCGTAAGATGCGAAGGAATTTATTTCTATGCCGACTGCCCCGAATGCAAGGTCAAGGAAATCCCCTTCCAAAGGCCTTAGTAAATCCCTCGTTTTGCTATAAATATCAAAATTTTTCTTTTTAGTATTCAAACTGAACCAGTACCCAGATTTCATAGTGCCTATATTACAGAGTAGTCAGGGGGTTTGTCAAGAGGTTTTTTAATATTTTCAAAAAAAAACTTTAAAGTCGTTTGGCAGGCTGGCCGATGTATCTTATAGTTTAATTAGAAAGGGGTGTGAAATGAGCGATGAACAGGTGTATCAGATAGCTTTAAAAGACGTACAGGCTCAATATGGCGATAGTCCGAAGGCTTCTACGCGGGACGCGTTACTAAAAGTAGCTAAACGGCTTAAACAATGGATTGCGATTGAAAACGAGAGGGAGCGAAGATTAAACCTTTTTGGGAGAAACGAAGATGAAGGAGTTACTGACTAAGCTGGTTGAGTGGGCTGCGGTAGTTGCGATATTCTATATCGTACTGTCTGCTGGCGGCTGCTCGACCGTACACGGCTTCGGGCAGGACTTGCAGGACTGGACGACCGTAAACACCCAGAGGTAACGGACTGGCGAGGGGCAGGGAAGCCCTGTTATTATAAGGAAATATTATGAATACCATAATCTTATTAGCTGTTCTGGCTGTGGGGGCAAATTGGCAAGCTGAATTACCGACTATCCAGAAAGCCGGAGAGCGTAACGGCTGCGTAAAAGACGATTTGTGCCTCTTGGTAGCCATTAGAATACAGGAAAACGGCGAAAAAGGTACTGAGTTTGGAGTATTGCACCCAAAGGCCAAAGGCAAGGGCTTGGACGTTCAGGCTGGCTGGGCTGCGGCTACGATAATGAAACACCATAAACGGTACGACTCGAACAAGGTTACAGACGGTTTTATTTACAGTCTTGCCGATAGATACTGCCCGAAAGCGGACGACCCCGAAGGCAATGCAAATTGGAAAAAGAACGTGCCGAAGATTTACAGAAAAATAAAACGTGAATTGGACAGATAGTAATTTAGACTCGTAAAAGTGCCAGACGAAGCCTCCGGCTGCAATATAACGCAATCTTGGAAATGCTTAAAAATAAATTTTAAAAATCTTTAAGGAAATTGTTTGCAATTCACCGATAAGGTTATTAGTATTAAGAAAAAACAATGAAAGGAAATAAAATGACAGTTGAATGGATGGAAAAAAGAGCGAATCGGGGGCACTTGACAATAAGGGCAACGGTTTACAATAAGAGCGACTGTACTATATTACGGTTAAATTCACGACTTGTTGAAAAATATAGATTACAAGATTGGATGAGGGTTTTCATTGGTTACGACAAGCAAGCAAGGCGTGTTTACTTGAGGTCAACTAACGATGCGAAGGGACTGCTTTTTGGTGTCCCCCTTAAAAATAATAACGCTCGGCAGGTTAGCTTGCGAGGCGCAATACAATATCTTGGTATGGAATTGGTACGAAACTACTCGGCGGAGTATTCGGAATCCGATAATATTTTAATATTAATCCCACAGGAATAACTTATGCTTACAGCCGAACAAATAGCAACAAAGTTAAAATTAGATGTTTATGTAGTCCGGTACAGATTAGCTGTCCTGAGACGCGAGGGCTTGATACAAGCCGAAAAGTATGGCAACACCTATATTTATCACCCTGACGTTGTTCGGTGTGTGCGAAGATATGGGGCGAAGAAACTGAATAAAATAGTTAAGGTGAGGTAGATATGATGAGAGAGGTAATTATTGCAATGTTGGGATACCTTGTTGGGTTTGGCATAGGTTTTGTGCTTGGGAAAACAAAATCTAATCGTGAGTTCAAATCTAAGGTTGCAAGGTGCTTTGATGGCGTGGATTGGACACAACAAAGTTTTAGTGTCAATAATAGTGGTTTGCTTGAAAACAAACAAGGCGAAAAGAGTTTCTATCGAGTTCCGCCAATCGACGAGGCGGTAAGGAAATTCAACGCATTAAAACCATAAAGTTAAGACAAGATAAGGAGAAAGGCAATGAAAGGTGCATTGGAAATACTGCTTGCAGATGTGGAAGTGGATTGCAGAGCAGAAAAAAGATGGCGCAAGAAAGCGAAGGTGAAACGTGGCTGAACATACGAAAACGCCTTGGCATTGGGAATGTAAAGAAGAATGTGAGCGTTTACCTGCTTACAATCGCGTTGGTTGTTTGCTCTCCGAAGATGACACAGAAGTTTTATGGTTTGGTTGGGGCGGCGAAGAATGTATATTTTGCCCTAATTTGGCCGATGCCGAGTTTATTATCCAAGCCTGTAACGCCTACGACGCCGACCAAGCCGAGATAAAGAGGCTGAGGGAAGCGTTGGAAAAAGCCAGTATGGAATTAAACTTCATAAAATTTGACGGCAGGCACGACAGCAAACTTTGCAGGACAAAGGCAGCACAACAACAAATGAGTCCCTGTTTGCTGTGTGAAATTGAACAATTACTCAAGTAAAGCTCTTTTACAATTAATGCGGGCTGAGAGGTAGCGGCTAGGGGTGCAGAGTAATCTAAGGCAGGCAGGGTAGCTGTGTAAGTCCTGTTCCTAATAATCTGCGTTGCAGGCAAATCCTGCCCGCTTATCCGGCTTTTTGAAAAAGGAAAGAAAGAAATGAAAACAACTGAAACAATGCTATGTGTTCACTGCGACCAAGTCATAGAGATAGGAACGGAAGCAATAGAATGTTACGAATGTCAAGGTGCTATGCACCCTGAATGTGGTCTAAAATGTTCCTGCTGCGAAGAGGTTTACTGTGAAAATTGCTTTGGGACAGATGTTGATAAGTGCGAAGGTTGTTTGGACGCAAGGTTTTAATTCGGGAGAATAGAAATGGCAAGTAAGTATTTAGTTTTAGTAAACGGTAAAAGAATGTATGGTTACGAGAACTGGCAGTTACTTAAAATCAATATCCTCGAAAACAAGGATGATAAAATTGAATTGTGGAAATTAGTAAGTGATTTGCCAATAACTTATGAGCCTATGGACATTTCGGAGTTAGGGCCGAAACCGCAAGTTCTGCCCCTTCTTAAATGTGGTTGCGGTGAAAATTTGATTGTTACTGTGGTAGATGACCAAGTTGCCGTTGTTGCTAATTGCGAAAATTGCAAGAAAGAACTCATTAAGGGCTGGCTTGAGGTTTTAAGCCGAGAAGTAAAATGACCGACTTAAAAGTATATAGCGATATTATACAAGGCTCTGACGCTTGGTTTGATGTTAAGCGAGGCAAGGTATCTGCAAGTAACTTTGCTGATGTCTTGGCCAAAGGACAGGGCAAAACGAGACGAGCTTATATGCTTAGACTTGTTGCTGAAAGACTGACAGGGCAGACTGAACCGACATACACAAATCAATTTATGGAAGATGGCAAGGAACGAGAAGATGAGGCCAGAGCCTACTACGAAGGCGTAAACGATTGCCAAGTCGAGCAGGTAGGGTTTATCGAATTGAACGAGGATATAGGCTGTTCACCGGACGGACTTATCGGCGAAGAAGGCGGACTTGAAATTAAATGTCCCAAGAGTACGACCCATATTGAGTATATTTTGCAGGGCGTTTTGCCAAGTGAATATCGACCACAGGTTCAGGGTAATCTTTGGGTTACTGGCCGTAAGTGGTGGGACTTCGTATCTTATGACCCCAGAGTAATAAATAGCCCTTACTTCTGTGTGAGGGTAGGGCGAGACGAGGATTGTATAAAGAACATTGAATCCGAAGTGAATCGGTTTATCGAAGATATGCAAAAAATGATAAAAGAAATTAAAGAGAGGACTTTCTAATGAATGAAAACCATAGCAATTCAATAACGGAAATAGCGAAGGCGTTGTTAGAGGCACAGAAAGCAATAGAAGGGGCATTAAAGAAAACAACAGGGGTTCATAGTGCTAAGTATGCAGACTTGACCGAAGTAATAGATTCCGTCAAAAAACCCCTGAATGATAATGGCATTACTATTTTACAGGCCGTCAACGGAACAGAAAACAACGGTGCTGTTGTAGAAACAATGTTACTACATACAAGCGGAGAATATGTAAAGTCAATTACTCCGGTTTATTGTGCCAAGCCTAACGACCCACAGGCTTTTGGTTCTGGCGTAACATATTCCAAGAGGTACGCTTTACAGGCTCTACTTGGATTGCCGACTTATGATGATGACGGCGAAACGGCAAAAGTAAAACCTAAGCCTGAACCAAAGACCCCGCTCGAAATAACAAACCAAGCCTTCTTACTTTGGCAGGCCAAATATCCTAAGAGCAAAAAGACGTTCAAGCAGTTTCAGGCTGACGTGATTAAAATATCGCCTACAAAAAAATTACCTACAACCAAAGCAAGCATACCGCAGATTATTGACACTATCAAGCCGGACGAAGAAGATGGGCTAATGGGTATAGACGAGGTAACACCGCCACCGTCTAAAGGTTGGGAATGTGCAAGTTGTGGTGAAAGGTATCTGGTTAAACCGAAATCTGAAATCTGTGAGAAATGTGAGGGATTTTTAAATGAATTACAATAAAGTCTTATTAGGTGGAAATATCACTAAAGACCCACAATTATCATATACACCGAGCCAGACTCCAGTAGTTAAATTCGGTTTGGCTGTAAACAAAAAGTACAAAGATAAAGAAAAGGTCTGCTTTGTAGATTGTTCCGCTTTCGGGAAAACAGCGGAGAATATAAATAAGTATTGCAAAAAGGGCAACCCTATTTTCGTAGAAGGCGAGCTTGAGTTTGAGACTTGGACTACCCAAGAGGGCACTAATCGGTCTAAGCACAGTATCTTTGTGACGAATTTCCAGTTTTTAAGTAAACCAGAAACGAAACAGTCAAACGAGCAGAAACAAACACAGGAACAGCCAGACATCCTTTTTTAGAGGTGTAATATGAATGTATCAGACATAGCTATTGCAATCGAAAAGAGAATCAACGCCCTTGAAGAAGGCCGAAAGATGCTAAGTGAACTAAGCTCTTGCAGGGCTTGTGCAATAGCCGACTACGATAAAGCAATAGCACTAACCATAATGAAGTTGCGAAATAGCATTGAATTTAATTTGGACGGCGTAACGATAAAAGACCCGCCAGTAACAATCTTAGAGAAAATAGCCAAAGGCTTATGTTGGGAAAGCCGATTAAGACTTGAGGAATCAGAAGCACAGTACAAAGCTGCGATAACCAAACTTGAGATATTGCAGGCTCAATTAATGGGCTATCAGTCAATTTATAGACATCAAACAGAGGTATAAAATGACCCTTAAAGAAATCAGACTACGGCACGGCGAACATTTAACCCAAAAGAAGGTAGCCGACTATTTAGGCATATCACAGCCTGACTATGCCAACATTGAGAACGGCAGACGGAAGCCAACGATACAACAGTTACGGATGTTAGAGCGGTTTTACGGGCAAAAAATTGGAGAATGAAATGAAATTTGAAATCAAACATAAAATCACAGGCTCGATTTTATTCAGTATTGAAACCTCGTCTTGGAAGTTAGCGGTTGAAGCCGCAATAAAATCAAAGACCAACCTTCGCTATGCCAACCTTAGCTATGCCAACCTTAGCTATGCCGACCTTAGCTATGCCGACCTTCGCTATGCCAACCTTCGCTATGCCAACCTTAGCTATGCCGACCTTCGCTATGCCGACCTTCGCTATGCCAACCTTCGCTCTGCCAACCTTAGCTCTGCCGACCTTAGCTCTGCCAACCTTGATTTCAGTTGTTGGCCTTTGTGGTGCGGCAGTATTTCCGCAAAGTTAGATATAAAACAGAAGCGTCAATTATTATATCACTTGTTGGCTGTTGCCCCTGAATACAGAACCAAAACGCTAATAAAAGAAGCGAATAAATTTCATAGAATTGGCGAAGTGCCTGTTTTAAAAATGCCAAAAAAGAAAAAGGCTTAATATGCAATACTACAATACAACGCACCTAAAGAACCCTGCTCTCGGCAAGGCCGAACAGGGGGCTAAGAATCAGGAAGATTTGATAGAGGCTTTCTTCGTAGGTAACTCGCACCTAAAGTTTACACCGTCTTATGTTTGGAATCATTTTAATATGGCCGGTAAAAGCTGGCCGATAACTTCGGTTAGGCGGGCGATAACGAACCTGACCAAAAGAGGAGTTATCGAAAAATGTATAACGCAGAAAACAGGTATTTATGGTATGCCTGAATATGAATGGAAATTGAAAATAGAAAAGGAAACTTTGTTTGACTGACCGGCGGCAGAAGTCCTGACTTGTAGTTGGGCAAGTGTTACAAACAACCAAACAGTTATAGTCTTATTGAAATGCTGTCGCCGGTTTTTATAACCCCGAATTACTGAAATAGAGGAGTAAAGAATGGCAAAGATGGGATTCGAGCCAAATCGAAGATTGGTAATGGATTACAAAAACAAGAGGGTTACAATGGACATTGCCGGAAAAACATATACCTTCCGGTCGATATTAGAAAGCAAGGTCGCTCAATACTTGCAGCTACTTAAAAACAGCGGATATATCAAGGATTGGGCGTATGAGCAAACGACATTCAAGTTTCCTGACGACCGTTATCTCGTAGATTTTGACGTTATCAATAATGACGGCACGTTCTATTATCTCGAAGCCAAAGGCTATGTTACCGCCAAGACCAAGAGAAATCTAAGGCTTTTAAATAAGTATAGGCCAGAGGTTGTGATTGATATGGTCTTTCAGAATAAGCACGACATTAAGAAGCTCGGCCTTGCCAAAAAGTATTGCCGCAGGGTTTGCTTATTAAAAGAATTAACGAATGGAATGATTTAATTTTTATTTTTCCCTTGACAGCCGAAAGGCTTTATGGTAGATAGGTGAGTATGCTAAGCGAACAATACAGTTTAATCCACAATTTAATGGGGTGTTTGAACACATCAGAAATGCTGTGTTGTTCCTTAGCAGGAGAACACCCCACCTTTTATTATGGCTACTGAAATGACAATCCGGTTTACATTGGCCGAGAAATGGCAGGATAAATGGTTTAGAAGTCTATCGCCTGCGGAAAAACTGCTATTTCTCTATATCATTGACAACTGCAATATTGCAGGTATTTGGGAAATTGACACTGAATTAGCATCTTTTGTAATTGGAATAACAATAGAAGAAACTCAAAAAGCACTCGAAAAGATTAAGGAAAAAACCGAACCACTTAACGAAACGCACCTATGGATAAGAAATTTTTTAAAGCACCAACGCAACCTACCTTTAAAGATAAATAATGCGGCTCACGTTGCCGTAATAAATATTCTTCTGGAATATAAAGACTGTTCAAATAACATCTTACGACTATTAGACACAGAAGATATAAGAGAGGCTACAAGGGGCTATACAAGCCCCTGTATAAGCCCCTTAAACAGCCCCCATAGTATAAGTAATAGTAAAAGTACCAGTAAAAGTAAAGGTAACAGTAACAGTAAATTTGTGCCTCCAACATTTTTAGAAGTTAAAGAGTATATCGAGTCTAACCCTGAATTATCAAACGTGAACGCCGAAACCTTTTTTAAGGGATTTAATGATTCTGGGTGGGTCGATACGCAGGGCAAGCCTGTTAAAAACTGGAAACTAAAGTTGAGAACTTGGAGTAGTTATGGGCAAAGAAGCAGACCAAATACTGACGAACGTGCAAAGCCTGCGGGAAATTATATCCGCTGAGTATTGCGAGAAGTGCAAGGTTCGGATTAAAGATTCTGGCCGGAAGTGGTGCAAGCGGTGTCAGGATAGATACCACAGATATTTAACGTCTAATCAGACAAAGGAAAAAATTATTCTGTCGCAGGTTAGCGAGCGATATATCGGGGCAAATTTAGAGCATTTAAGCAGAGAAGCTAAAGTCGTTGTAATTGATACAGACATATTCCTTTACGGCGGTGTCGGGACTGGCAAGACCTACGCTATGGCAGCAATGATAAGAGAGGGCGTGTATCAGGGGTTAGACTGCAAGAAAATCAGCCTTGATGAGTTCTGCGTACAGATTAGAAGCTGTTACGCCCCAATGTCCAAGCAAACTGAATGGGATTATATTAAGCCCTTAATTGACTGCGATATTCTGTTTATTGACGATTTGGGGTTGCGGACGAAAGATGAGTCGGACTTTGCGTATGTAACGCTTTATACCCTATTAAATAAACGGCAGGAAATGATGTTGCCGACAGTAATCAGTAGTAATAAGAACCTTGAGCAGATTGAAAAGAGTTTTGATAGCCGGATAGCCAGTAGATTGAAACTGGCGAAAGTAATCAAATTTGAAGGCAAGGACAGGCGTGAACAGAGTGCAGAAAGAAAGTAGAAGGATGGTAAAAATATGGAAACTGAATATTCAAACGAGATTCATTTTAGAGCGAGGCGAGGTGATTTTAATTGCGCCCCAGACACTATAAATCTTTATGTTCGACAGAAATGTGGCAATGAGTTTTTTGCGGCAGAAAAGCTAAAACTAACAATCGTTAAAGAAAGGTACTCGCCCATAGAACCTTTTGCTTCTATTGACACTCACCAAGCCCAAAAACTTATGGATGATTTGTGGGATTGCGGATTAAGGCCGTCAGAAGGTACGGGTAGCGCGGGTCAGTTAAGGTCAACACAAGACCATTTGGCTGATATGCGAAAAATAGTATTTAAAAAACTCGGCATTATAAGTTAGGAGAACCCTAATGGCAAAGAGTGCGTTTGAAAAATGGTATATGAGATATGAAAAGAAAAGTGGTTGGAATACTAAAGATGATTGCCGTGCAAGTTACATTGCCGCCTTGCAATGGGCGTTAAGGCAAGGCGAATATAAAGATAAATGGATGCTGTCCTACAAAATCAAGGCTGAGATTAAGAAAATAAAAGGGAGTTAGTTATGGTAAGAAAAGCAAAAAATTATTGGTTATTTTTATTTTTGACGGCATTGCTATTTATCACTGGTTGTGCTGGCGCAACGGGCGTACAAGGATTAAATTCAACAGACGCAACAGAACGTGGATTAAGCTATGTAGCTGCCGCTATTGTAACATCGGCTGTAATAAGAGCTTTTTGTAATAAATAAAAAAGGGAGTTAAGATGAGTAGGACTAAAGATTTAAGAATACAGGAACATATTTAAAAAGGATTAACGTATGGCACGGAAGTTTGTAATAATGTCGAAGAAGGAGTACGAGAAAGGCTTTGTTCCGGCCTTTGTTAAGACGGTTGATGATAAACCCTTGACAAACGCTCAATTAGAGGCTTTGTGGGAAGATAAGACAGGCCATAAAACGTCAAATAAGGCCGTTTGCAGGGGCAAGGCTGCGTCAAAAGGTGTTAAGGCCAGTAAATTAGCCTCAAAGCCAAGAAAGGGAAAGAAATAACGAGTTTATTAACAAACATTATTTAAGGAGAACAGAATGTCAGATAAAAATATCTTAAAAACAATAACGCTCGATATTGAGGGCAAGGAAATTAAGTTGACCCCCGAACAAGCAAAAAAGTTACACAATGCTTTGGCTGAATTATTTGCCCCGAAAGAAAAAGAGGTTAGCGTGCCATATCCGGTATATCACCCTTATCGAATATGGTGGGGCGACAGTAACCCTATGTGGAGTGGTGGCTATGGCACTCTTGCTTAGTGGAACATCGCCGAATTATTCGATTACACCGCAAAATAACAATGAGTTACAAATAACCATTTAATTTAAGGAGAACAGAATGTCAGCAAGTATCATTATACCCAAACCCCATATTCAGATGGAATTGATTATCCTGATAGCGAAAGTTATTTTGGAGATAATCAAGCAATGGCAATCCGGCCAAATTTCAACAGGAGAGGCAGTTAAGAAGGTCTCAGCTATAATCGCCCGCAAAACAAAGGTCTCGAAGGCCGTAGCGACACAAGCAGTTGAGAAGGTACTGCTCAAGCGAGAGATGAAGGCCAGAGGTATTATGGACGAACTCGGCAAAGCCCTGAATCTTGTGAGGCTGGTCGAGCAGATTTTGAAGGCTATTCAGGCAATCTTACAGTCCCAAACCCAGACTGACACGGTGTAAGAGTTGCACGGAAGCAAAAGCCCTGCTCGTCCCGTGATGGCGGGCAGGGTGGGAATAATACATAAGATAACAGGAGAATAAAATGATTACATTATCTAACGGACAAAAGGTAGGGCTGGGCATACTTGGCCGTTCACCGGCGAAGAAAACAGACTATACCGTAAACAATATCCCGCCGAAGGCGGTAGCCAAAGGCTTTAGTCTGGATATGTTCAATCTGTTCGGCTCAGAGAAGAAGGAAATTGATACGGACGAATACTTTTCACAAGGCCGGTCGCAAAGCGAGGCAGGCACTTGCGTCTTTAACGGCTGGACTAACGCTATGGCATTCTTAGAGAAGATTGAAACCGGAGAATCAGAGCCATTATCGAGGCTTTACGGATATTGGTACGGTCGATACTTTATGGAAGGTTATACTAAGCCGGTGGCAGATACAGGCTCATACATCAAGACAGGGGCTTATATATCCCACAAGGGCTATCCGGTCGAAGCTGTATGGCCGTATGACCTATCTAAATTGAATGTCGAGCCAAGCGGAACGGCACAGTATTTCGCTACCGAAAAACTCGATACCTATTTCAATCTTGACCCTATCGGAACATCGGCAGACAAGCTTATCGAAGCTATGAAAAAATGGTCTGAATGTCTATGTCCGATGGTGCTGGCGATATTGCTCGGTGAATCGTACCCAGATTGTTTCACAAATGGCTTTATTAAAGTGCCTAATTTTATGAAAGAATCTGTTTTAGGTTGGCACGGCATTTGCTTATGCGGGTATTCGTCAACAAAGAAAGCCTTTAGAATCCAGAACTCCCACGATGGTTTCGGTGAAAACCCAAAGATGTTAGGCTGGCTTCCCGAAGATTATTTCAGGGTTAAGTACGCCCAGAAGCCGATAGCAATGGACGTTTGGGTAGGTACTAAGGGGACTTGGCTAAAAGAACGAAGGTTTAAGTAATGACTAACTGGCAGGCACAATTTAAAGCGAGGTGAAATATGGCTAAGAAACTATATGAATTTTCGGCATTAGTAAGATACTCGTTGGTGGTGGCTGCAAAAAACGAAATAGAAGCGCGCAATGAAATTGCAGGGTTAGAAAGGGCTTGGTTTCAGAAGGGTGATGTTATAGATGTTTCTGATGTCGAGATTACTGATATACGCAACCCAAAGTCGAGTGATTTAACAGACGAGGCCCATATAATCGTATGACTAACTGGCAGACCCAATTTGAATCTGGCGAGGTAGTTTACAGGGACGATAGCGGAATGGTTATCTGCGGAGAAATGTTTTTAAAAAATACTTGACAAAGGATTGTTATATGTTAGACTTATGCGTGGATAGAGTAGCCCTCGAAAAGCTGGACTTCCTGACTGGCCTGCCACGCAATTATTTTCAGGACACTATTACAGGAGATAGTAAATGAACAGAGATAACGGTTATTTAATCGGCAATCAGTTTGCCAAAGGACACAAACCCAATCGAACATCTTTTAAAAAAGGTTTTATTCCTTGGAATAAAAACCGGAAGGGAATACATTTATCAAGGAAGTCTGAGTTTAAAAAGGGGAATAAACCAGTAAATCATTTAACAGTAGGCTCACTGGTCGTCCGAATAGATAAGAATAAAGCCCCTCGTAGATGGATAAAAATTTCCGAGCCAAATAAATGGCAACTTTATAGTGTTTGGCTTTGGGAATATCTCTATGGAATAGTGCCTTCTGGCTTTTTGGTACACCATAAAAACGGCCTATCCTTAGACGATAGACCTGAAAATTTAGAATTACTATCAAGAAAAGAACATATCCAAGCCCACCGAGAGCAACTTCGTGCCGGAAAAAGATTCCACTTGAAAGTTCAAACAATTCTTTATCCCCAAGAAACAGCATCTCGGTGTTTGAGTGGCTATGAAATGATACCGGAAATTATAAAAATTAGGCAGGGCCAGAAGGCTCTGTTTGAATCAGCGTAATCAGCGATTAGAAAGGTGAAAAATGAACGATGAAAAAGATGGTATTGTGGATTTCTTTGCAGCGTTAATTGTTTTAGTAATAATGCTTTTGACGGTTCTTCGCGGTATGGAGTATGCAGACAAGGAAAATCTGTCCGGCGTTATATTTATGAGTGTAGTTTTATATGTAGTAGCACCAAGAGGCAAAAAATGAAAGGTGAAAGACAATGAGCAGTGATTTTGATGCAAGAACTTGTACCAATGGAATAGGGCAGATTTACCCAAAGGTAAATCTTCAAACTTTAATCCAAATTATGGAGGGTGCTGAAATATACGCAATGGGTTATTCGATAAGCTGCAACCATTTTTTGCCCAATAATACGGTAATAATAAGTAAGGACTTGGCAATTAAATTTGGCATCTGGAAAGAATCAGCGGAATCAGCGATTAGAAAGGCGAGCCAATGAAGCCCTCTGTAACAATCACAATAGTAATAGCCGCTGCGATAACCATAATAGCCATAACAGCATTATTCAAATTCCAGAGTGTCAACGTAAAGCACTCTGTTGAGGTTGATGTAATAGGACGGCAGTGGCTTAATACAGGAACGGATTCCAACAAGCCTAATAATTCTCAAAAAGATATTGACAAGGAGAAATAATATGTTAGGCTTATGTGCAGATAGGGTCATTCCCGAAAAGGCGGTGCATCTCGAACCGCCCTTCTGTACAATATTATCGAGAAATACTACGAGAGGTATTAATATGAAACGTATTCCACTAACAAAAGGTCAATTTGCTTTAGTTGATGATGAAGATTTTGACTATCTTAGCCGATGGAAATGGCAAGCACAAAAAAAACATTATGGTGGTTTTGGGGCCTGTAGAAGATGTGCTTGTCCATTGATTAAACAATATTGCCGTATTTATATGCATCGGCAAATACTATCTTGTCCTAAAGGATTAGAAATTGACCATAAAGATTTAAACCCTCTCAATAATCAGAAATCAAATCTAAGAATATGTACTGGTAGCCAAAATTGTATGAATAGGCTCCCTCGTAAAAATACAAGCAGTAAATATAAAGGCGTATCTTGGATGAAAAGAAACAAAAAATGGATAGCCTATGTTTGCATAAACAGAATAACAATATATCTTGGAATATATAATTCAGAAAGTAATGCAGCTAAAGTTTATGATAAAGCCGCCAAAAAATATCACGGCGAGTTTGCTCGTCTAAATTTTAAGGAGTCTAACAATCAAAACACCTTTACCTAAAGAAATTACAAACTATCTTAATATCCGGCACGCTATGGACACTGGAGATGTAATCCAATGTTCCGGCAAAGGGCTTGCCTCTGGCCTTATAAAATGGCGTACCGGCTGTGATATGAGCCACACTGGAACGTTGGTAATAATGGACAGGACGGTCTTTCTCTGGCATATAACATCGTTAGGCAAAGGTAAATCGTCCCCGCAGCTTATTGAGTTTAGGCAATGGCTGCAACAGTACAAAGGCAAGGTCTATTGGCGAAGGCTATGTTTCGACCGGACACTGGAGTTTAGGTATCAATATTTAAAGACCATTGACGAATTTAAAGACAAGGTTTACGAAAGAGATTTAATCGAATTACTTGGTGCAGCTTCGGCATTGATTAAGAACAAAAAAGACCTGACCGACTTGTTCTGTTCAGAGCTTAAGGCAGAGGTTGACCAGCGTACTTTCGTTATTGACGATAAGTTGCCGAGCAATGAGTACAGCCCTAAAGACTATATGCCCCTTGAAAAGATTGAAAAGCACTTAATTAACGGCGCAAGATACGAAAAGTTAGTGAGACTCAAATGAAGTGCCAAGACTGTATCTGCCGATTAGACGGCGTATGCCGGAACGAATTAAGCCCGTATTTTAATCAGCCCAGAACTGACGAGGACGAGGCTTGTAATAAGAAGTTTTATTTAAGTAATTCAACAGTTTTAAAGGAACAGGAAAATGATATATATAACTTTCATTGGATGGATGTTAATTTTTATGGCTGTGGGTTTTTTGTTGGGCATACTTTTTGTGGCCGTCATAATGACACAGACAGGGGGATGGGATGTATGGAAAAAAGAATTAGAAGATGAATATAAGGACGCAGAAATTCTTGAAAAATACAAAATAAAAAGGGATAAGGAACAGGAAAATGGATAGACCAATGAGAGTATATTGTAAGGCTTGCGAACAAGATATGACGCAAGAATACAATGAAGCGGACTGCAAGGACGATATTTGTGCATTATGTAAATTTAAACTGCTAAAGCAAGAGCCTGCCCTGCCAGAACCAAAAACAGGAATATGCGGTCGGTGCTATGGTGAGCCAGTTGAGGTTTTCCCTGCTAACTGTAACGAAAAGCCGGAAAACTTAATTGGTCAGCCGATAGGACAATATCACTGCCCTGACTGTGGAGCTATGGTAGTGGCTGGTTCACCCCATCCTGATATGTGCCAAAAATGTATAGACAGAAAACATCCGGCTTTTGACCTGCTCAAGCAAGAGCAGCCAAAACCAAAAATTACTGATGTCAGAATGGAGTGTCTAAAATGTCATCGAATCTCCACTGTTGGAAATGCTATTCCTGATATTGACGGAGAAGGTTCGCTTGGTTGTCCGTTCTGTTATGACAAAGATTTAGAAAGGGTTGCTCTTGTAGAACAGCCCCTTTCGGATTCAGAGCAAGTATTCCCTAAGCCCCTTAATCCTGCACAGGCGGCTATGATGGGGATAATGCCAGAAGCAATCAAAGATACAACAAACATAGATAAGTGTTCTGATTGCCCCTACAACCCTTTTGGCAGAGAAACAGCAGAAGAAAAAGAAGTAAACGATAAACTTTATAATACGCAAGAGCCTTCGGATTCAGAGCCGAGCGATGATTGGTGCAAAAAATTAATTGATTTTATTTATCCTGATGTGGACAAAATGACAGATGAGGAAGTCGAAACCGAGCTAAGGCGGCTAAATATTGACACAACAGTTTCTATGAATAAGGTTCGTCTTGCCTTGCAAAAAGCCAAAGACAAAAAACAATCTCTGTCAGAGCCTTCGGATTCAGAGCAAGGGGAGTTTAGGAAAACACATTTTGACGAAATCAAAGCAAATGCGTATGGAATGGAAACGCCCCAGTTTTGCGGGTGGCTTTATACTGTAATCTACGATTCTTACGCTGAAATAGACCGCCTGACCGAAGAAATATTTAATATAAAAAGATTGTGTAATTACTACGATGAATTTGGTGAAGTTTCGCAGCCTGACTACGTTTTGCCTGATTTAGCTGATAATGTTATGGGTATATTTGCGGAACTCCAGCAGCGGATTCAGCAGCTTGAGGCTAAGCTTGCCGAATTTCGAGCCTACAATGAAGGCGACAATGCTATTGTGGTTATAGAGCAGCTTGAAAAAGAGCTTGCAGAGGCAAAAGATGAATTAGAAAACTACAAGTTGGAACATAGCCGCCGCTGTGGTGAAATAAGGGATTTAAAAGACGAGCTTGAGCAGGCAAAGAAAACCAAATGACTGACGAACACTATCCGGTAAGAAATATACTAAACAGAGAACGCAGTCCAGACAGAAGCAAATCCACTAACCCCGATAACGACTGCACGCTTCCCAGAGAAGTCAGTACGCCTACATCAAGACTGGCAGATGAGCTTATAAGAAGGGTAAATAGACTGTTAAAAAAAGCCACCCATTGAGAGTGGCTTCGAGGGGAGAAGAGGAAAGAAAATGACTTAATATCTTGACCTTGCACCTGACGAACCGCCGCCCGTGTCGAAATAGTGAATCTCGTTTGCGGCAAACAAAACTGCTGTCAGTATTAAGATTATTGTAATTATCTTTTTCATATTAACTCCTATGGATTCTGTTGTGTCCAAGTATGGCCGTATTCCACAATCCATACATTAGGGTCGTTACAGGTAACTCTTAACCAATTATGTGTATCATCATCTGCAATTAGAGCCTCGCCTAAGTCCATTACGATGCCATCGGGTAAAATAAATCTATCGGTATCTTTAGGGTTAACTGTCAGGTCAACGGTTGCAGTATCATTGACGTCAACAAGTTTATAATTTAAATTGGGCAGTGCATACGGCAAAGAAAATGTAATTGCTCCGGTAGCTGTTCTGTTCGTATAAGTTTGTCCATTCCAGAACCTAAGAACAGCCGTAGTTGCGGCACAGTCCGTAGGTTTGTACGGATGGCAATTTTCAGCGATGCCAGTACCTTTATTCCAAGCCATGCCATCACCAGTACCGGCAATATATTCGTCTAAAGTGCCGACACGGGAATTAATAACTCGTCCAAAATTGCCGCCTACCCCGGCTTGACTGGAATTAGTCATACCGAAACTGGATGATGCTCCTGCACCGTCTGTTTCCACATAGCATCCCTCGGCGTACCCATAAAATCCACCGGGATATAGCGAACTTACAGGTACGCCGAATAACTTATTATTTCCGCCACAATTAATAGCTTTACCGTAAAATGGTAGACCCATGGCAAAGCCTCGTGAGTATGTATAGCAATTATAAAATTCAGCTTGGTCTGTGCATATCATACCGAAAACAGTGCATCCTCCAAACCCCATATCAGTAACGTAAGAATTGTAATAACGTCCTGATATTTTTCCCAAACCAGCCGCTAAAGCCTTACCTTCATTATCGCCTCCTATTGACTGGTTTCCAGCGAACAGATTATAAGTAATCATATGACAATCCATATCTTCGTCTGTCCGCCAAGCCATACTTGACGCACGACAGTTTATCCACGTCCCGCCTAAATGTGTAGCTCCCCAGACCGGACGGCCTTTACCGTTTGCCCCTGCACCGCCGGCGTCACCAACAAGCAAAAACTCCATATCTTCAAAACGACTTGTCATCGAAACCACCGCAACGTTAGGGTCGTTAAAGTCCGTTGCTGTACAGTTTTCGATGGTTATATTGTCATCATCTGTTACCGCGATGATGCTATACCAACGTCTTTTATTCCCATTAGTGTCCCAAATCAAAATATCATCGCCAATCGGATATTTGGATAAGCCAGAAGAAGTTGCTTTGGGAATCACATCAACTCCGATTCCCGTAGCATTTAATGTGCAGTTATTACCGCTTTGGACAAGTGTTACGTGGTTTGCTGTGTTAGATGCGTTTTCCTTCAAGCCGCAGGCATACGGTTTTCCTGCTGAAGTTTTAGGGATAACCTGTATTGTGATTCCTTTCATTATTACATTCAAGGCCGTCCGCTCTATAACTGTAACCCCTGTATCTGCCGTAATAACCACGTTGTCCCAAGGGGCTATAAAATCAATAAATGATGTATCGACAGCCAGAGTTGAAACTACATTATGGTCGCCAGGCATTAACGCAATGATTCTCCTATTAGTGTATGAAAGTGGCCCCATCTGGTCATCCCTATCAGAAGATTTGAGCCAGTTATAAGCTGCCTGCAAATCATCGTCCGGATAAACTATAAGACCGTTAGAGCTTGCAGATATTGCATCTTTAATTGATGAAGCTGTTACCGATGTCCCGCCGCTGTATCTATCTCTGCCAAAAACTGCTGTTGCCAATAAAACAAAAACTAACATTATTTTCTTAATCACAGTACCACTCTTCCTTTCCGCCGAAAACAAACAAAAATACTCCAGCAGCAATCACACCTAAAATTTTTAAAGCTAAAATCGTTTTCTTAATCATTTTAGTATTCCTTTTCGTATAAAACGGTTATTTCTGTTTGGGATAGTGCTTTGTTAAAAAGCATTACGTTGTCAAGAGAACCAGACAAATGACCGGCACTGCCAAATCCAATATTTAAAGCCCCGATATATAATTGAAGCTCTCCATTATAAGAGGATAGTGCGATGTTAGCATTTTCGTTCGATTTTACTAAATTACCGTCTGCGTAGATAAACGAAGACGCAACATCCTGAGATATTTTATTTATTTTTACGGTTAACATTGTCCATTCTGACAAGCCATCTTCAAAAATAGCGGTACCTGTTCCAGCAACAACAGCAGTTTCGCCAACCGCACCGTATATAGAATACAATTTTCCAGTAGTATCACATCTAAAATACACCGAGTTGCCCACTAAATCTTGTAAGCCAAAAAAATAGTTGGCTGCTGATGGTTGGCCGTCATTTAGCTTGCACCATAAATTTATTGTAAAACTATTCGCGAAAGTTGACTTAAACGCTTCATTCGTATCAATGAAATCACTTTCGCCATTAAACTCAAACGCCCCGTCTATCGTGCCAGTAACATACAAATCCTCAGTGTTCTTATTGGCAATGCCGTTATACCCTCCGACAACGTCAAGGACAGTAGTATTAGGCTCATTATCGTCCATCGGCCAGTGGGCTACGCAGGACTCCATTAGGGTTGCATAGACCTCTGCGGCATTGACATCTGGGGCAGGGTTATATCTGTCTCGGTAATTATCCCTTCGGCCTCTAATCCCTATCAGGCAAACAATTATTAAAACGCTGTAAACCATTATATATTTCATTGTTTTACTGCCCATTCTTCAATTTATCCATTAACTCACCTATCGTAGTCATTAATTCTTTTATAGCGTCCCGCAACTCACTTATCAACTGGTCTTTTGTTGCAAGCCTGCTCGTCAGGAACATAATCTGCTTGTTTTTTTCTTCGAGTTCGGTCACTATGTACTATCCTTAATTGCCACCCAGACATCTTTTAAGACATAAAAAATAAAGAAGATACCCTGAGCGATAACAGCCCTCGATACCCAGTTTTTAGTGTCCTTTCTGTCTTTTGCTGCCTCGACTAAATTTTGAATATCCTTGCTGGCAGGACATTCAAGGGCGTGAAGCTTAATGTCTTTTTCCCATTCTTCTTTGGCTTTAACAATTACCTTGTCTGCCGTTTCGTTTGCCGTTAGCTTCACAAGTTGTTCGATTTCTTTGTCCGTCATACAACATTCCTTTGTTCTTAGTGAGTATATCTTTCGTTATGTTCGGGGCAGTTGCCCATTAGTTAGTCCTTTTTTTATATTCTTTTTCTTTTACCAAATTCAGATTTTTTCTCGTATGACTCATAAGTTTGCAATCCCATACCCAATAACGTCAAAATTGACAATGAAACATTAGTCGGCATACCTTCTTCTTTCATAACATCCCAAATATCGCCATAGGTCATAGGGTATAAAAGTTGCGTAGTTGTATTTAATAATGTTATTTCTTCGCCTAAATAAGTCTCCCTTGTTATCAAGTTCATCATAAAGCCGAACTGAGGGGATAACTTGCTTCTTAGGAATTTGACAAGAACGGATTCTATGTCCTGACCGCCGTATTTCTTTTCCTCACCATACAAAGCGACCACTTCACCTTTTCCAGTTTTTGTTTTTCCGCTTAATAATCTGGACATTAAAGTTATAACTTGGGCGTGCCCCATCATTACATCTAATCTTCTATTCCCAAACTTGAGTTTTCCGAAGTTGGTCGAGCGAGGGTCTTCTTCAATATCAGCACCCACTAACATTCCTAATCCGAATACAGTAGCAAGGCCGAGACCTAACCTAATATACTCTTTGGCTACCATTGTCCTGACTCGTAACGAGCCTTTTCCTGCACTATGCCATAACGGTTGTCCAGTCAACATCTGAAAGCGGCTTGCAACGTAACTGGCGGAAAAGAAAGCCCTGTTAAAAGCCAAAGCCATAGGCTCAAGACTTACAGTCCCGATACTTAACTTCCCCCTTCCGCTCATTGTATTAATATAGTTAGCCCAAACTTCCATCTCTCCTTGTGTCATAGATTGGGTTCGGCCTAATGTCTGATAACCCATATCAAACATATCCGCCCGCATCGTATTGAAGAAGCCGATAGCTGCTCGGTTAAAATTGCGCATAACCGGCATTTTGTCCATCCAGTAGTTCATAATAACTTCTTCAGCACGGGTCAAAGACATACCTTCGTGAAGAAGCACTAATCCAGACTTATTGTAATTAGGGGCGTTTTCTCTTGAGAAAATATCTTTATTGACATCGTAAAGACCTTTAGCAGAAGCAAAACTTTTAAAAGCGTTTACCATTGCTATTGACCACTTAAAGGGGTGCGTCATTGCATAAACCCCGCCCTGCCTAAGTGCGAAAGAAAACTCACCTGTCGTCATTACCAATCTTACTAAATCCCATCCTGCGCCTACTTTGCCCCACAAAGTCAAGGGCTTGAGGTTTCGTATCTCGTCTTGAATTTCTTTTTTAAGTAAATCCCTTTGGTAAATCAATTTGTCTAATTCTTCGCTTTCAGCCAGCGGTGGTTTGGGTTTGGGTAGAATATCGCCTGTTTTAAGTTTCTGTTCTAAATCAGCAATACTCTTTTCAATTCTCTTTTTTCTGGCAGGCTCACTGCGGTTAAGCTCTTTTCTAAGGTCGTAAATAATTGATTTGAGCATTTGAACTGATTCCGAACCTGCTATATCTCTGGTCTTAGTCTTGGGTAACGTTCCTGATTCCAAGTGGGACTGCAAAATCTCAATTTTATCCTGAAGTTTCTGCTCTAATTTAGATTCAGTAATTTGCTTTTTAAGGCTGTCTATTTCGTCTTTAATCTGCTGGACTTCATCGTGCAACCTTCCTTCTCGATGTTCCATCTGAATTTCACCGGATTCTATCTGGCCAACCAGTTCAGTTAGTTCCTGACCTAATTTTTTCTTCATAGCAGGGTCACTTGTTTCCAGCCATTTACGAAGATTATCTCTTGTCGCCCGAAGCTGCTCTATTTTCATTGGGGCTGGTTTTTTGCTCTTTTTGGCAGGTAGTTCGCCAGTTTCTAAGAACTTATTCAATTCGCTGATTTTATCTTTTGTGTTCTTCTCTATTTTCGGCTCGTTATAAATAGCTGTCAGTTTCTTCTGAATGTCGGCAGTGACCTTTTTTCTGGATTCTTGAACCTCTAAGAATGCCCGTGAAATACCTTCTCTCGACAATTCAGGGAAAAGTTTCAGCATTTCCATAACCATATCATCGAAGGTTTTAATATCTTCTCTGGTAGCAAGGTTCATACCTATCTGGACGATATTTTCAGCTAATTCAGTGCAGTCAGCCATTAGTTTAAACATCCTTCTTTGATTAACTGTTTCGTCCTCGATACAAGCGAATACAACTCCAAATCAATTTCAGACCTGTTCATTTTTGCGTACCTACTGATACTGCCCTCTTTTATAATTCGCTTTACCTGTTTTTCGTTAATCTGCTTTTCTCTCTGCGCTATTAGTTTCTCCCTGACATCAAGGGCTTTGGCTCTTTCTTCGAGTGCGGCAGTTTCTTTTTCTGTCAGTTCTCGACCCTTACTCTTTTTAGCCCTATTCTTCAGGGATAGTAAGTCGAAATCCTGATTGATGGTTAGTTTCTGTGAGGCTAACGCCCTGCCTTTTTCAGTGCCGCTTTTATAAATAGCTTGCGTAAGAGCGTCAAATTCCTTCTCAACAGCGTCTATTTGTGTAGCTTTTGAATTAATATCCGCCTTTTCTGTTAACTTATCCATCTCTTGCATTAAACTTTTATGCTCTCTTTTTAACTGTGCTGCTTTCATTACCAAGCCTGCTGTTTCGACATCATTTAACGGTCTCGGATTAGCATTTATCTCAGCAGCTATTCTCAAAGCCGAGCTTATAATATTGCGGTCTTTGGCCTGTTGAAGCGATACCTGCCAAGCCTTACGTTCTGCTGAAGCAATGCCATCAAGCCCCAAAGACGCTCTATCTTCCTGTAAATCAGCCTGTCTTGCCGATGTTTTAGTGGGGTCTATTCCTTGCGATATAATCTGTTTCGCAATTTCATCAATTTCTTTACTGGTATTAGCTGTTTCAATGGTTACTGGTTTTGTAATTTCAGGCTCTTTTGGTTTTTCCGCAGGCTTCTCTGTGGGGGGCTGGGAAGGTGGCTGCTTACCTTCTGTTCCTGCGGTAATATCCTCAATAACTTCCGCAGATGGTGTCGGCTCAAGTTGTTCCTTCTGGTCGAATTGCGTAGAGTCAAAATCAGGCTTTACTCGGCCTAATTCGGCAACCTGACTCAAAGCAAACTGTCCGGCCATAGGAACGGACAATACGCCTACTTCAACGCCAATGTTATGTATATCCTGCAAAAGTCCGGTCTTTAGCCGGTCTATCATTGAAGCGTCTTTACCCAATCCAAAGTCATCTACCTCAGTTACAGCCCTTAAAATTGTACCGATTCTTTCTTCGCCGATTTCACCTAAGATATTAGAATAGCCGCCCTTAGAGAACAGTTTTCTGACAAATTCACCTTTAGTGCCTCCAGTAGCTGCAATCCAAGCCCTTTCAAGGGCAGGAACGACTTTAGAGCCAAATGGTAGTTTGCCCAACACCACGCCGCCAGCCGTAGTTAGTCCCTCGCCCGCCGATTCAGATGCTGCCTCAATAACCGTATCACCCCACGCAACCAAAGCCGACATTGCCCAGCCTTCTTCTTCTCTAAGACCTAAAACAACGTCTAACTGTCTTTGTGACATTTTATCTAAGACCTGATGACCTAATCCGGCAGAACGGGTAATGCCGCCTGCGCTTATCTGTGCAGACCACAAAGCCACTTTACCCGCCGTTGTCTTAGCATAAGCACCTAATATTTTTTCTCCGGCTTTTCTTGCAGCGTCATCACCTAATGAAGCCAGTCCGCCAGTAGCCCAGAACTCGACTGCCCAAGTCGGCAAGGCTGATACACCCGTAGCAATCTTATTCATAACTGTTTTGTCAGTTGATATATATTTCAAATAAGCTGATACTATTTTTTCGTCCGATTCTTTATCTGCATAAATACTACCGGCGTACGGGTCGTATTCGGTATCACCCTTTGCCATTCTACCCGACATACGCTCACTTACTTCGTCTTTAAAGCCTATCGGTGCTGTATAGTCCCATTTTTTACTTATCCTCTCGGCTGCCGCAGCAGTTTTCCTATTCTCGGCAAATCCAGCGAAACCACCAAAAAACGGTATTTTACGGACAAAACCTGACTGAGTAGCCCACTCCCTTTTTAGCGCGTCAAAAAAATCAAGAGGTAAATTGTTTTCTACCGCAAAGTCAAAGTCTCGATTCGCTCGCTCTAAGACATTTTGAGTATTATCCTCGAATCCGGTTTCCGGCTCGGCAATTTTGGCTTCAGATAGATATTTCGGCAATTTTACAGAATAATAACGGCCATTATCAGCTTTAATAACGGTATTGCCAAGTTTTACTTCTTCTTCAACCATTTGATTCCAAGTCGGATGATTTTTGCCTTTAAGAACCATACCTGTTCGGGGGTCGATAGAACCCCAATGTTTAGTCTTTTCGTCAGCTATATCACCAGAGTCAATCGCAGCCTGATAGTCATAACCATCACTTTCAGGGTCAAACTTCTCTAACGTAATCGCTTCTGTATGGTATCTCATTATTTTAACATCCACGTCCTGACTGTTTCTTCGTCATTTTGCATATCCCTAATACCTATACTTGTCTTAGAGGGTTTTATCATCCATTGTCCGGTAATAGCATCATAAAATCTCGTCCCACCAGCAAGTTTATCGTAATCTTCGTCATTAGTAATGTATAAGGGGTCTGCTTTTTTTGGTGCAATAACAGGCTCTCTCGGTAATGTTTCAGGTGTTTCGATGGTAACGCCAAGTTCCCTCATTTTAGAGTACATAGTCTTGCCGTCAGGATATTTACGGTCTTTGCCTTCATTTTCAAGCCAATCTATAAAAGCAGCGTTTCTTTCGCCAAGCAACTGTTCTTCTTTGTCCGTAAGAAAATCCCACCCTAAAATACCTATTCCTTTGTGATAATAATAATTTTCGGCTGACGATGTAATTCCCTTTACTGTTTCTGCTATATGCTTAGGATAAGGATTTTCTATTCTCGATATAGCCCACAAATAGGTGTCATCGTTAATGGTCTTATCAATAAATCTTGCCGTTAGTATTTCGTCATAAGCCTGTTTTTTGCCAATTACTTGACTGCTAACCACAGAATCTAACGCCGCCGAATAACCCACTCCGGTAGTTACTAATGGCGATGGTTCGGTTGAACCCTTGATAACAGCCTGCCAAACATCTTTTGCATCTTCGTCAAAGCCTGCTGCCTCTATATCGTCCATAGATACATCAGCAGTAACAAGTTTAGCTGAAAAATCTTTATAAGCAGACATAGTTTTTTCGTGCTTACTATCTGCGGCTTTCTTAATCCTGCCTTCAACGTAATCATCAAGGTTGTTGCCAAGAGTCTCTTTTTCTTTTGCAGATAAACCAAACAGTTTAACTCCTTCGTCAACAACTTGATACGCCTGCTCTTTCGTACCGCCGTTATCTATTACAGCCTGATAATTAGCCCTAACCGCCTCAATGTCTCTGGCGCGGTTTAGGGTATCTATCTTCACTTTGGACTTCGCTTTAGCAAGGTCTTTGTCAGGCTGACTTAACGGGGAGTCGTCAACCAATTTTTCGACACCGGCGTAATCACCTTCCATTTCAAGTAAGTCGATATTGGCGTTAAGCTGTGTCATCTGCTGCTGCATACCGATAGCGGTAATGTCGTAGTCAGCGTCTTTAATCATTTTCTCTTTATTAGAGGCAATGAAATTCTTAATGTAATTTTTAGTGGCAGGCAGAAACTTATTATTTGCACTTATATCATCAATACCCTTGACCATCTTATCCCGCTCGGCGAACATTTCTTCCGGCGTAGCCTGCGGGTTTTCTTGCAGCCAGTTCCTAAAACCTGCCTGAGCAGACTTGACCTGACCGATAAACTGGCTCTCTTCGTTAGCCTGACGAGCTTGCAGATACTTATCGAGTAGATTCGTTCCTATCGCGCCCATCGTACGAGCAAACTGCTGCTGGCCGCTTTTGTCCGCCAGTTCATAAGGCGGTTTCGGCATTGGCGTAAAGCCTGCTGTTTTTTCGCGCTGAAAGAGTGGTATATCCATTTACGATTTCCAAATATTACCAAAATTATAACCTGTGTCGCTTCTATAAGTCTTACTGCCGGAGAAACCTGTGCCACCAGATTTAGGGGTCGTACCGCCACCAGAACGGCTGAATAACCCTGCGTCATACATCTGCGAACCTATTTGTGCACCTGCACCCATTAGGGTACTCATTGCAGCCCATCGAGATTGGCGTTTAGCCGACTTACCTTGTGCTATTTCATACGCAGCTTGCATACGGTAATTACGAGCTATATTCTGGCCTCGTTTTAAAATAAACCCTTTTTCAACTGAAATATCCCTCATCGTTTCGGCTTCTACTACCAATGGTGCGCCGACATTAGACCTTACCCCTGAGGCAGCCCACATAACCCTTTGCCTCGACAGAAGTTTCTGGCCTTTTTCTTCCTCTATTCTGGCTTGGTCAGCAGCTTCCTGTTCGGCCATTAAAGCGTTTTCTTGGTCAATCGCAGCCCTCTGTTTAGCTAATTCTTCCTGTTCCTTGCCTTGTTGGTAAGAGGCATAAGCAGAAGCCGAAGCCGCAGCCACCGCAATCAAAGTAATCGAAACAGGGTCATATCTTCTGTGTACCGCTTCCCAGAACGGCTGAGATTCTATCGCTTTTCGCCACTGCTGTTTGAAGTATTCGTTCATTCTGTTCGTGTCCAACAAAACATTGTCGGTTCAGGTTCATATCCTAAATGTTTTAAGAAGTTTTCACTAATCTTACTGGTTGCGTATAACCGCCAGATTCCTATGGCATCTCTCATTCTCGGTAACGTCTTTTGAGTTCTTTTAAATAACAGGAATTTATTAGCCCTTATTTCAGGGTTCACGATGAACCAAGCTTCTCCGATTCCCCTATACCTTATTCCTGTAACACCTATTAGCTTGCCGTCTATATAATGAGATTCGGCTATTCCAGTGTCAATATTCAACTGTGCAACCTTGATTTTATCTTCCAAACTAAGTTTGGCGTACTCAGGGTAGAACTTCTCGTTCTGTTCCATAACAGCAAGGAAATGCTCAATCTTCATCGGCCTTGTATCTAAATCACTCATTGCGGCGGATAAATCCTCAAATCTAATGATATTGACCGTAAAGTTAATGGCAGAGGCGCATCACTTTCAAGTCTTATAGTGTTCTTCTGTAACGAACCCCAAGGGCATCTTACGCCCATTAATTTATATACAGAGGTATAAAGGTCTTGGGCAGTAGCGTTAGGGTCGGTATTCATATCGTTCTCGAAATTAATATTCATTAAAGTCGAATCAGTTCCTACCCCATATTTACAATATCCAGTCTTATATAAATCAAGCCCTAATGTAGTCACCTTCTTATTGTGTGCTTTGTCCTGCTCGTCAAAATACAAAGGAAGCGTCTCAACTACGGAAGTAAAAGGCAGTCCGACAGTTACACGCCCTGCGTCTCGGTCGATAGTAATCTCTCCAGAAGTTACAACTTCGTTAGGCTCGATAACGCCATCGCCAAGAATGGACAGTCTTAACCCTTCTAAGTGGTCTAACCCGTCAAAGTTATTGCCATCCACGCCGTCATAAGAAAGCCCGCAATCAACAAACCAACAGTCGTTAATATCAGTTCCCCAATCTCTCGGCTGAAATTGCTCGATATATCGTCTTATAGTGCCGTCTATTTCTCTCGCCGCAGTCACCCAAATCTCATCTTCACTGGTTGCGCCCGGTATTCTCGCTATTGACTCAAAATCACCGTCAGTATTGTGTATTGCCCAACCTGTAATGGATTGTTCTCTCTGATAGGTCATTGTTGCTATATCGCCGTTGTTCTTAACGCACCATAAAATAGGTTCAGGTCTTTCCTGAAAGGCCAAGTCTTTAACTCCGCTTTCAAGAATATTCTCTGACAGCAAAGTCAAGTCCGGCGACATATACTTATCATACTGAAGCGAATATACAAATTCCCTGACCTTCGTTGCCCCTCTTTCGACATAAAGCAAAGCGTCAGAAGCCAGAACATTCATTAAATTGGAAGAACCGACACGGGACTGTTCCTGATAGCTCGGACTGGTAGGAGTAACAGGCTTGCCCTGTTCGCCCCATTTACCTACTGAACCTGAAGTTCCTATCATTAAATAATCCCTACTGCTTACCCACTGAATAGGATTCTGACCCTGAAGTGCTACGGTAAAGGCATCGTCATCGAGAGTACCTTCTGTGAAGTCCTCGTAATTATCTGGATTAGCCCTGCCGAACCATAAAGTCTGAGGGAAAGATTTCGACCCGCCGAAAACGAGTCGTTCCTGATGAGTCTCGACCGTCTTAGGCCAACCCCTATAATTACTCCAATACCCTTCACTCCACGTCATAGTAGGGTCTGAATGTACTAATGGCACTAAAGTTGTGGCAGTAACAGACGTAGGGCTTCCGACTGAATCTATCCTGATAATTCCGCGATTTGTCTGGTCAGTAATAGTTAAAGTGAAATTACAAGTTCCTGATGTATAATTACTTATCTTGACCCTGTAAATTGCGCCGGTCTTTTCTGTTTCGGCTGGATTGTCAAAATCAGCATTACTCACCGGCGTTAATGCCGATTGCCAAGTTGCACCGTAATTAGTGCTTCTCTGAAGCGTTACAGTAAAAACAGGAGATGCGTTCGTAGTTACAAAACTATAACCGCCAACAAACCAATCTGTGGTATCAGAAATATAAGTACCATCGGCATTAATCAGTCCCGATGGAATCGTGCCTTTTAATATTGACGTTCCCCTGTCCTGATTAATCCGCCAAATAGAACCCTCGTGTCCGCTATTAAATATATTAGATGAAGCAGTGTAAACACCTGACTCCTCTTCTCTCATTTCAATTTCAAGGATACGAATATCGGTAGCATCGCCCCAATTATCATAACAAAATACTCTCCAATATTGATAAGCGGTGTCATTATCAAGCCACAAATCAATATATTCAGTGCTGACCTTTATATTGTCTATATACGCTTCATCACCCAAATAGCTTTCACATCTTCCGTACCATTTATTTATACTAATATTAGTCCAAGTTACACCATCAGCCGAAGCGTCTATTCTTATATGTTTAGGCGTAGTATCAGCATAAGAATCATTCCTATAACACGGATAAATAGTAACTCTCTTAATAGTCCTTGGCGAACCGAAATTCTGTCCTATCCATTCGTCAGTAGTAGCAACACTGTCCCAAGCATCGGCATAGGCAAATGAATTATCAAATGCCTTATCATCGGTAGCGTCACTATTTTTTGATATAGCTTGAGAGGCAGTGCAAAGGTCGGGATTCTCTGAAGGCGGTGTTATAGTAATTGATGTATCTTTATTCTCGGCCATAAACGGGCCGGTAGTATATTCAAAATCCTCTAATAACCAGTTAGTATGATTAATTCTCGTAAGTTTCTTGGGGATATGATTGCCGTCAACAATGTACATTTGGTTGTCAACTTGAGCATATTTTAAATCCCATACCTCATTAGCGTCATAAGGCGTTTCTATTTCATATGGTATATAAGTGCAAAGACTTAAAACTTCTTCGGCAGTAAGCTCGTCATTGTAGATTGCAATATTGTCTATTTTATCTTTCCAGTAATTCTCGCCTAACCCAGATGAGCCTTTCTGTCCGCCGAGCCTGATTGCGGTTGTTGTGTCCTGCATTGCGGTATATTCTGAGTTATTATAAGCAGTCGAAGCAATCTCCTTGCCGTCAACATAAAGGGTTATTCCATCGGCAGCGATATTAGGGTCTGACGGTGCAGAATAAGTGGCCGCCACATAATGCCAGCCGGAAGTAAGTGAATCATCTGAAATTCTCTGGACTATTCCAGCACCTGAAACATCCTCAGTTCCCTCACCTGAGTTCCAGATACTTGTTATCATAGAAGGATTAAGTTCGGTGTTAAATACCATTACATTATCAACTTTGCCGTTTAAAAAACCATCCGCAACGGCGGCAGAACTATTATGATAGCAGCCGACACTGAAGTGAACGGCAAGGTTTTCCATTCCGCTATATGCACCAGCCTTAGTTCTGGTCTGACTGACAAGGGTCTTGTTTACATAAAGATTAAGACCGCTTGAATTTTCAGAGCCATCATAAGCCATAGTAACCAAAATCCAAGTATTCAGAGGTATTGCGTCCGTGCTAATCGACTGAATCACTGCCGGAGTAAAAGTGCTTGCGCTTTCGTCCCAAAGCTGGGCAATCAAATAACCACTGGTATCAACCCAAAAAATATATTCTCTGTAATCCGTGGTGGACGACATACTGTATTTTGCCGCTATTACACTTATACTGCTAAAATCAGTCAGATATACCCAAGCTGAAATACTGAATGGCTCGTCCACGTTACTTCCATTAGTAAAACTGAAATCATTGTGGTCTGGGGCGTAAAAACCATAGGCATTATTCAAATTAAAAGCCCCAGTTAATATGCCCGTATCTGCGACAACCGATGTATTTACAGTACCGGTAGCATTAACGACATTAGCATTGTGGCTTTCGGTAGTCTCGTCAACCAGTGGACTTGCTGCATCATCATTACATTTCCACTGAGCCACCACAAAACCCGTTAAATCTGCTGTATCATCGTGAAGGTCTAAACAAAGCCGTTCCTGCTCGTCAAGATAAAGTCTGTACTCTCTCTCATTGTTTTCGTGCCATTTCGATAAAATGGTTTGTCTTTCATCTGAATCAGTGACGTAAACCCAGCCTGTAATACTAAAAGGCTCGTCAATTAAATTATTGGTAAAACTATAAGCTGCATCGTCAGTAGTTAGAACAAGACATTTTCCGTCTAAATCAAAACAGCCGTCTGTCCCTTCGTCACTATGAATCTCCTGCGAATTTAGTGGCGCTAAACTGGCGGCAATCACGCCATTGTGCAGTCCTTCGTTATCCAATACTGTTGTACTTATCTCGTTATCATTTAAAAGCCAGTGACTTACTACATCACCTAAAATATTAGTTTCAGTACCCGTTCCAGTTAATATCTGCCCGCCGTCCCTAAAGAACCTCATATATTCATTGCCGCACTCGATAATATAAGTGTCCTCAGTGGAATACTCAAACGGAATTAGTCTCGTTGGGTAATTAGAATCTTTAACCTCACAGATGTATTTAGTCCCAGGCCTTCGAGTTACAGGCCCTTGAGCAGTAACAAACATATTCTCAAGTCTGCGGCAGGAACTTTTGTACTTATCAAAGTCGGTACGGGCCTCAATTAAGGGTGAGACTTGGCCGTTATTGAACGATGTCAAAGTAGGTGTGTACCGCATTTCATCGGCGGCGATAAACAAAACACCTAATAATATGAACGTCCATAGTATCTTACGCATTAGAATTTGCTCTCTGATTAGAACCGTCATCTTGGCTTACTTCACCGCGTCCGCCTAAAAAGTTAGGTACGAACTTCGACAGATTATTGTATTGAGAAGTATTAAACTTCATTGCCTCTGGGATATTGACCTGCTGGTATTCCTGAAGAAGTTTAATTCTTTCGTCCATACCTTTACCGACCATCGGACATAATTCTGCGGCCAAAAGCGTAGCAACGCACTCCACCAGCGGATTAGAGTACACTACGGGATTGTCCTGATAAATTACATACTGGACAAAAGCACTCGTACCGGCAGTATTAGACAGGTCGTTAGTCAAAAGAATCATACCTGTTTCATCCCGATTAATTATCGTCTCGAACCGATATTTCTGTCGGCCTTTCGTGGTAGAATTGAAACTTTCCTGTAATTGGGCTACCATAGCGATATAATCACTTGGCAGCGCAAAGGCATAAGCCCATCCGCCGACTTCAGGTGTATAAGCCACAACTCCGGAAGAAGCTGTATGAACATAACCCTCGCCAGTAGTGTCATCTAAAGTAAATGTTTTATCGCCGGTCACTGTAATTGTATAAGCAGCGTTATTAAGGTCTTCTATTCCGCCTGTACCGAGTATTTCAGTCAGATATACAATATCACCGGTTGTTCTATTATGGTCGGTTGCGGTAGTTATGGTAATTGGAAACGGGTCAACGCCAATAGCAATAGACGCTATATCGACATCTTGAGCGTGAAGCTCAGTTCCTAAATCTGCGTATTTAAGGCTCTCTCGAAAAGGGCAGTCCCTTAACGCCAAGTCCTCTATAGCCTTGCGGATAACAACCTCAAGAGTATTAACAGCAAATACGGTAATAGGGTCTTGGGCAGTAACGTCTGATATAAACGGTTCAGAACCAAGCTGATTTCCTGCCCCGCCTATTTTACCGAGAGCTTTATTAATTATTTTTTGGTTTGTCCAACTCATATTATTCTCCTAATAGCCATTAGCGACACAAGTTACACTTGTTACGCTCTGGCTGGTCATATCATAGATATAAACCCATATTCCATAAGCCTGCTTCCTATCAAAACATACTTCGGCCTTACCATTGGTACTTTGGTTATCGTAATAAGTTAGATATTTGATTACACTTCCAGAACCGTTAAGTCCATATCTAACAGTCCCT